CCTGACCCCGGCGCAAGTCGCTGGTCTGAACCTTTCTGCCAGAAGCAAACGCAAGCTTTTTCTTGTCGCGTGAAGTTATTGGATGATTCTCCGCCCTAATCTTTCATGTTTACTTTACAGAGCCTTTTATTTTCCGTCTTCCGGGTTCATGCGCCCGGATTACGTATGTAAGGGCCGGGAAAACCGGCCCTGTTTTTATGCCACCGTGAATTTAATCGCCGTGGTGTCAAGCATCTGCCCGTAAACGTCTTTCACGCCAGCAACAGCAATCGTGTATGCAGCTCCGCTTGCAAGCGCGGCTTTCGGCGTCAGTGTCATAACCTTGCCTGTTGCATCAAGCGACGGTGTAAAGCCCACAAGCGTACCATCGGCGGCAATAATTGAAATAGCATCCGTAGAAATCGCATTGCTGAACGTCAGCACCGGCTTTACGTCCGCGGCAACACCGGTCGCATCATTCTCTGGATCAGACGTCATTGTAAGCGCGGCAGGTTTACCGAGCGTTTCCGGCGTCTGAACCTGTGAAAACCATGCGTCAGCGCCCGCAAAAGCTGGGTCGGTCGTATCTGCCTGAACGCCTTTCGCGCCCTTCTTGGTGGTTCCGTCCGGCATGGTAAATTCGTGGATCGTGACAAGCCCGGTGTAAGTAAGATCCACGGTGCTGGCCGTTACCTTGTCCTCCTTGGTTTTTGCCGTCTCGGCGCCGAGGGAAAACTTGCCCTTCAGGAATTGATAGTACCGGTAGCCGCCGTCGCCCAGCTCCGCCCGTGCGGAGAGCGCGCAGTCCGGCGCATTGGACACGTCGCCCGTGTCGATCATGATACCGCGCGCGGCATCGTAGGGCTTGCCGGTCAACTCTGCTGCCAACTTTGATGGCACGCCGGAAACTGTCAGTGTAATATCCGTGGACGCTTCACTGGAACTGGAAAACATCGCCTTGCCGTCGTAATAACGCGGTGTGGTATCGACCTTTGCCTCTTTCTTCATCTCAGCGGCAGGAGCAAGGTATTTATTCGGGCCGGCCTGATAGGCTCCGGCACTGTCGTTCAGGACTTTTGCATAATGCAAGCTGTCAAGGTTGACAAGCTCGCCGTATTCACTGCTCATAATTTACCTTCTTTCGTAAAAATAGAAATCCCGCCGCCAGCCGTAATGGCCGGTGCCGGGCTGGTAGGAAATATGGCCGACCGGACCGCGTGTAAAACCGGCGGCAACAAAGGCCTGTTCGATTTTATCCGGCACAGTCAGCATATCCGATTTCTTTCGGGTGTAAAAACTCACCTGCACCCGCGGCTCGTGGCTCGTTTCCTGCCCATCCGCATAAGTTTTGCCTTCATCATCCACCAGAAAATAGACGATATACTGATCAGGAAGCTGAGGGGCAACCGGCTGGTTCGGGTCACACTCCCAACGCTCAAAATCGTAAGGGATACCCGTATCCTTCTGAAACTGCGTCAACACCGATTCGGCGGTGTCCATCCATTTGCTCAATCAATCTCACCGTCCCGGATTATCAGCGGCGGCATATCCTTCTGCACCGTCTATAGGCACACCGCGCTTTTTCAAAACGCCTCGCATGATTTTTTTTACCGTTTTCTGATTATCATCAATGGCAGGTCGGACAAACGGGTCTGGAAATTCCGGTGAATGTCCGTCGCCGTATTCCTGAAAAACGCCCTCTTTTGCCTCCGGATGTTTTTCCATGTCAATTCCTACAGTCCCATAGATGTAATTGCCTTCCTGTTTCGCCGGCACGGTTTCAATTGCATTCACGACGTCGCCGGTTCTGCGGTGCCGTTCGGCGCCCGCTTTCATAGATTTCTCCACAATGGGCAGGGCAGCATTCACAGCATCTTTGCAGGCGTCGTTGATACTGTTGCCGGCCGCCTGAATCTTCTCCAGATATTTGTCGAGGCCGGTAAGATTCACGGATATGCCAAGCGCGGATTTACCATATGTGCTATAACTCCATTTACGCCCCATTTACACTCGCCTGTACTTTCATTTCAATTTGCCGGTGTTCCCGTCGGATATCGTCGAAGCTGGTGATCCGGTAAATCAGTCCATCATCGTCCACAATGCGGCACATCTGGGTAATCCGGGCATCATACCACACACTGACCGTTGCCGGGGCCGTGGCCTGTACGCTGCTTGCTGTCCATGCTTCCGCACCGTGGACGTTTTCCCATTTTGCCCATGTCCAGATTGGCGGGTCCGATTCCGACTTATTTCCGATATCTACCCATGATGTGGATTTATGTACACCGTTACCGGTTGTAATAGGAGCCTGTATTCGGATTAGTGCCATCATTTCTCCCGGGTCCTTAATCATACTGGTACCACCCGGCCTTTCGAGAGAAGCGCGTAGAATGCTTTTGGGACAGATTCATCTCCGCCCCGGTGCATCCATGCCCATGAAGCATACAAGAGGATCGCCTGCTTGACTTTCTCCGGCACCGTATCATATCCAGCGGTATAGGTAATTTGCAACCGGGAAAAAGCCGGTACATTGCCACCGGGCTTCAGTACAAGTTTCGCCGGGCCGCCGTCATCGTGGACGTCAAATTGTGCCGTCACATCCTGCTGTGTGCCATCCGTTAAAACTGCTGTGATACTTCGCAGCTCGCGGAATGGAGGTCGGGGAAGCGTAATAGGCACCATTGCAACACCATATACCGGCTGTAATTCCGGCTCAATAGTAAGCTGCAAGGTCTGTTCACAATATGTAGCATTCTGGTATGCTTCGGCTTCCTCGCGCCCCGCTTTCAGCAGACTGTTTACCATCAGCTCCTGCTCCGGACTAATTGGCAGCCCCTGCATCCATGTCCGGAAGTCATCAAGGCTTACTGGCTCCTTTGCTGGAGGTACTATCACCTTTACCATTCTCTTCCTCCAAACTATTTGCGGGCTATAGCTTATGTAGTACTTTCTTTAGCAAGCCCATAGACTGCATTTAATCCCTGCATTGTTCTTATGTCGCTACTGCCTTCAGATACAACATAATGTTCATATCCGCTATTGATTATAGTAACGGATTGTCCTACATTTAAGCGAACTCCTGTAGCAGGAGAAACCGAACTGCTATTTCCTAAATATAAAAGATCAGGGCCAAGATTTTGGAGATAGCCTACAGCATTTTCATCAATTTTTACAGGAGTCTTTGTAATAGTCATTGATACCATTCCTTTCAGACTTGAATCATCCGGATTTACCGGTTCCGCCGCCGGCGGCGTTATTACCTTTACCACTCGGCTTTACCCCCTCCGCGTGCCCGGCCTGAATCAGATCCTTTGCGGTCACATCGTCTGCATCGACGGTTTCGCCGGCGGAAAATGAAAATTTCAAACCGGCACAGCTCGTCAAGATTTTAATCTTCATCATGCCGCCGCTTTCATTACAAGCAGCTGCACGGCCTCCGGCACAACCAGTTTTCCGTCGGTACGTTCATTGCCCTTAAAACCAACCTGGCCATTTTCGGCGTAGAGCTGATCAAGGACCTGCATCTGCATCCCGAGCGTGTCCTTAATGATATACTGGCTGAAATCACCGAAAGCAATCGCTTTCGCACCCGCGGCAACAGCTGGCATGTAATCCGATACGGCGACCGGACGACCAAGCAACGTGTTCGGCTGTGAAGCGGTAAGGCCGGGCTGCCACATATAATCACCGGTCGTTGCGTTTTTCAACTTACGGAGAATCTTCTCGGCGCCGTCGCTCATGAGGAAAGTAGCACTTTGGCGGTAGGCCGGTTTCAGACTGTAAAACAGGTCAAGCAGTTCGTCTGCAGTAATAGCCGTGGATGCCGCCGTTGTAACTCCGGTCTGCGCGTCCACAAGAACGCCCTTCGGTTTGTCCGTGCCGTCGCCGTTAAGATAGGCGTCCTCTTCGCCTTCCGAAAACGCGCGGCCGAAACTGGTAGAAATCAGGCCGGTAAGGTCAAATTCTGAATCGTGAATCAGCTCTTCGGATACCTGGATGATTTTGCCGAGCTTATGATTTCCAATTGTTACTGTGCCATAGGCATCATCAACTTTCGGATAGGCTCCATTCTCGCCAATCCAGCCCGCCGCGCCATAGGAGGACGCTAGAACGATTTTCCGGTCTGCCGTCATGGTAATCGTACTGGCAAGCCGGCGCATAACGACGTGCTTTGCAAGCAGCGCACGTACCGAGTTTTCCAGTTCCTCCGGCATGACAAGCATTCCGCCGCTTTCAGCACCCGTAGACATTATGTCAGTGAGAATCTTGCGGTCTTCCCCGGTCAGCGAGTTCATACCGCCGCGGACTGCCCGGAAAAATGCGTTCTTGTATTCGGCGGTCGCGGTGACTTTCTGCGGTTTGCTGCCGTCTTTCGGCTCAGCCTTACCTTTGGCCGGTTCCGGGATCTGTTTCAACGCATCCTCGCGGGCCTGCTGTTTTTCCTCCGCCTTAATTTCGGTGTCGAGCTTGTCAATGTCAGTATCCATTTTGTTGTAGGCTTCCATATCTCCGGCATCCAGTTTTGCACGGGCGTCTTTGACAAGGGCAGCCAGCTTTTGTTTTTTCTCAATAAGGGTCATGTAAATTCCTTCTTTCTAAAAGTTTAGGGATTTTTCAATAAGGTTTAGTTTTGCATGGGCAATCGCAAGCACTTGTGCGTCGGGTTCTGGAGGCTCGGCAGCCGAAGGCTCCACGGATTCTGGCTTTTCTCCAGCGTTTGCTTTCTTTTCAGCCAGCATCGTACGGGTTTTTTCGATTACCGCGCGCGGGAGCGGTAAGCCGTAAGCTGCATTAACAAGCTGCGGAGCGGCATCCGAGATTTTATCCACAAGCCCAAGTTCAACGGCTTTTGCGGCGGTAATCCATGTTTCTGCATCCATCATTTTCAATGCGTCTTTTTCGGACATGCCGGACTTAGCCACATAAGCTGCGGCTATTGATTTATCTGCTTCTTGCAGACTTGCTGAGCTTGTATCCATCGCATGATAATTTCCCTGTGCACTGCTGGATACGCGGTGCACCATCAGTTGCGCGGTCGGCGAAATATCGGACGGCCCGGCCATTGCAATAACCGACGCAGCGGATGCAGCAAGACCCGTAATATGGATATGTACGCCGCCGGAGTAACCGCGAAGCGCCGAATAAATCGTTGACCCGGAAAATACATTGCCGCCATAGCAAGTCGAGATTTCCACATCCAGCGGCGCACCGTTTGCTTCTGCGATTGCCTGCCGAATATTCTGTGGCGCCGTCGTGCTTATACCGAAAAAATCATATGCAAACTGATCATCATCCGGTACAATGTACCCTTTAATTTCAATCGCCATTTTTTTCACCTCCGCTCTTTGTAGACTCCGCCGAAGCGGTCATCAGTTTTTCAAGGCTGCGCAGATTGCCGTTTGCAAGGTAGGCGTCACCGCCCTCCTCCGGCGGGATATGATCCATATCTTCAAGTTCCCTTATGTCATTTGATGACATCCAGCCGTTCTGGCGGGCCACGGCATAACCTTCCATACGGGATTTATAATCGCCGCGCAGCAAACCCTCAACCGAAAACTTCGGAAAATAGGTCGCCCGCTCCTGCGGCATCAGAAGCTGAGCGGTAATTGCCTTTTCAATGCGCACCAGATACGGTCTTAGAGTGTAAATTACATAGTTCAGGCTCATTTGCTCGATATTTGAAAATGTCGCATGGTCAAGGTCGCCGATCATATGCAGCGGCACATTATAGAACCGGGCGACTTCCTCAACCTGAAACTTCCGGGTTTCAAGCATCTGCGACTCTTCCGGAGTATTGCTTGCTTTTATGAATTGGCTTCCCTGCTCCAGAAAAAGCAGACGTGCCGAGTTCGACAGCCCTTCATGCTTTTCGCGGACCTGTTTTTGGAATGACTCAATCTGGTCGGCTGTCATCCCTTCCGGATAGGTAATAAAGCCTCCCGCGTTCGTACCGTTTTTGAAGTAATCAGCCGCGAATTCCTCTGCGGCTTCGCCTAAACCGATCGCGTTTTGCGCCAATTCGAGCGGTCGGAACGCGTTCAGTGCATCCATGGAGAACCAATCCACCCGGAAAACCTGATCTTTCCGGAGAATAAACTGCTCTTTTCCGGACGGAGTGACAACGTATTCGAGCTCCTGCGTCTCTGAATTCCGCCGTACCCGGACGTAGGGTGTCGTAATATTCCACATCTGGACGATCTGTCCGGCATTATTCCGCACCACTTCGGCGTAGCCTCGGCCATAAATCAGCATGTTTGCGATAAAAGCCTGCCAAAACTGAAAGCTGTCTGTCTCCGGGTTCGGTACATCGTGAAGCACGCCGTAAAGCGGATTATTGGTCGCCTTTTCTTTGCCGGTCTCCGTTTTCCGGTACAAAAACAACGGCAGGGACGCAATACTTTCCGACAGAAGTCGGACGCACGCGAACACAGCCGTTGTCTGCAGGGCATTTTTAGCATTGATATGGATGCCAACTTTGGAGAGGAGTGCCCCAAGAGCGGAGCGCAGCTCCGGAGATGGCCTTGCCAAGGTCGAAAGATTCTTGAAAAAGGTTTTTACACGATTGAGAAATTTCAAATTGCAATCACCCCATGTTCTGCGTAGGCGCTCCGCCGCGCCATGTGCGGCAGCAGGCGCGCCATTGCATCTACCATTGCCACAAAAATATCAATACGCTCCGTTTTGCTGTCCTTGATCGGCATATAATTTTCTTTTCCGTCCATGCTTATATTTACATTGCCGAAGCACCAGCGAGCGGCTGGGTTGGCTTCGTGAGTAATCAGGGGAGGCTTTTTCTCTTTTATGAGGGTTTCGCTTGTCTTAAACATAACTTCCAGCTCCTTCATAGACGGCGACATGCCGAGAATACTCTGCGGAACCTCGACCATCTTCACGCCCGCGGCCGTCAGCATCAGCGTTGTTTCAGTCGCGTTGTAACGGTCAAATCCGATTTCGCGAATCCGGTACTTTTTAGTGTATTCCAAAATGCGCGCCCGGACGGCTGAGTAATCGGTGACATTTCCGTCGGTTACCTGCAAAAATCCGTTCTGTGCCCATTCGTTATAGGGCACATGGTCACGCTTAACACGCTCCCTCATATTTTCCTCCGGAATCCAGGCATCAAAAATCACCCGGTAGTCCTTCCAGCCTTTTTGAGGCGGAAAAATAAGAGCAAACCCGTTCATATCCCAGGTAGTCGCAAGGTCAAGCCCGCCGTAGCAGTAGCAGCCTTTCAGGTCATCCCGCGTCCAGCTGCCAGCTGTTGCATCCCATGACGTAAGAGGCAGCCAGCCGCGCTTCTTATTTTTGTTCCATTGATTCAAGCGCAGCCATCGGAAAAGTCGCTCCACAGCGGGGTCATTTTTAGCCTTTGTGGCTTCCTGCCGCACTTTGTCAATACCGATATTCGCGCCGAGAGAGGGATTACAGGCAAACCAGGTCTTTTCGTCAAAAATATCCGCATCTTCCGGGGCGCCATAAATCTTTACATACCAGTACGGATCATCAATTTCACCATCGCGTACCCGGCGGGCGTATTCATGTTCTTCCCACCCGATAGAAGTGCGGTCCGGGTCGTCGCCGGCCGTTGTGATAATCCAGTACAGTGTTTCCTTCCGGGCCGCGCCGGTGCCGAACGTCATAACATCCCAAAGGTCGCGGTTCGGCTGGGCGTGCAACTCGTCGAAAATAACAACCGTCGGGTTGAGGCCGTGCTTTGTGTAAGCCTCGGCGGATAAAACACGGAGGAATGTACCGGTTTGCCGGTTACGTATAAGCTTTTTGCTATCTGTAACTTGTAAAATTTCTTGCAGCGTTTCATCCTGGTCAATCATTTGTAACATAGCATTGTAAACAAGGGACGCCTGGTCGCGGTCGGCCGCACAACAGTAAATCTGCCCGCCCGGTCCGTCACATACAAGGTGGTAATGGCCAAGTCCCGCAATCAGCGTTGTTTTTCCGTTTTTCTTTGGAATTTCAAGATAGGCGTAACTGTACTGCCGATACCCGCTGCCATTCAGCGTGCCGTACACATCGCGGATGATTTCTTTTTCCCACGGCTGCAGTACAAACGGCTGCCCGTAAAAATCATCCGTAAGATGAAGAAGTTGGATAAAGTCTACTGGCTCGTCGGCTTTCTTTTCATCGAACATTAACCTCCACCCGCTCTATGCTCCATAAATGCGGCCATGCCCGTCTTCTGCTTTTTCTCCGGCTTTTTCGGAATGGACCGGAGCGCGGATTGTACCGTCATGACGTTTTCTTTGTCAATATCCAGCAACATTTTCCGTTTGGCCATAAGCTGCTTATCACAGCCGATTACACTCTGGGACAACTTCGCCAGCAAACGGTAATATTCTGCCGCGGCAATGCCGTCTTTTTCTGGGTCGCCGGTCCGGCCGGCATTGTAATCCCTCTGCAATTCTTCCTTTGATGTGACAAATTGATTCCGGACATCCCGAATCTGTTCACACTCTTCCACAAGCAAACAGTGCGTGTTGATAATCTGTTCATACAGGGCATCGTCTTTGCCGATAGAAGCCAGCAGTTTCTTGACCCGTTCAAACTCTTTTGCCGCGATTTTATGGCCTTTTTTCTTGAACTGTATTTCCATCGGAACATGGGTCAGCATTGCCGCCTCAGCATCACGCCGGGCGGCAAGTTCGTCTTTTGTGCGGTGCCCTTCTGCCATGAGCACCGGTTTTGATGGTCGTGCCATGCGTTGGACACCTCCATTTCCGGATTTTATTAGTTTTGGGAAAAAGTTTCACGCGGAGTTGCGCAACGGTCCGCTTTGACTTGTCCGCAGGGATTTTTACTCCCCCTGGGGGTCAGGTCGCGCTCCGAAAAACATCAAACGCTCTGCCGTAAATCTGCTTGCGCATATTTTCTTTCAGTTCTTCAAGGTCAATGGTGACGGTCGTATTCTCCGCAATCTTGACATCACGGTAATCGTGCTTTGCCAAGGCAGACATAGTCGCTGACTGAGTAGACGGCATACTGGCTTGTGCCATAGCTGTAATGGCTTCCATCTGTTTATGCCGGCAAGTCTTTGTATATCGGCATTCTCGACACTGCTTACTCAATCGACTTAGTCCCACGTTCATTCTCCTCTCGCTGTCCGTTTGCTGTGGCACTGATGGCACAGCGCCATGAGGTTGTTCTCTGAATATTTCAGTTGCGGATAATCCCGTAGCTTGTGAATGTGGTGTACCTCAGTTGCCGGTGTCATGCGATGCTTTGCCAGACAGTCTACACACAGTGGATGCTCCCGCAGATACCGTGCCCGGAACTGTTCCCATCGCCAATCATACCCGCGTTGTCTTGCACTGCCTCTGTGTTCCCGTGCCAACGCTTGATGCTCATCACAATACCCGTTTGGGTTGCTCGTCGTGTTCGGGCAAAGGTAAGCGCGGCAGGGACGTTCTATTCGTTGCGGCACAGTATCACCCCTCAATCGTTTTTGCCAATAAATATCCGCCCTGTGTTCGGCCGGTCCATAAACGCGGGTATTGAACGCAGGACGGTAATGGGATTTCAAGTGGAGTCGCCTCCCCAAAAATAGGCATGAAAAAGGACGGCCCGAAGGTCGCCCACATATTGGCTTCAATTGTCTATTTCTTCTTTGGTAAGCATTTAATCACATGAGAAAGCCATTCATCAAAGCATTTTTCCTTGTCTCCCTCATAAATGTCATATGCTTCTGGATACATTTGCCTAAACTTTTGCTTGAACTCTTCAATAGTAAATTCTTTGTCAAACGAATGCATAACTCTTGCTAGTTTTTTATTTATATCTTTAACTAAATTTCCTTTTTTCTTTTTACCGAGATATATAGGCTTTCCCTTATAAATGATATGCTTTAGCTGGGCTTCATGAAGAGCTGCTTCTTTTACCTTCTGAACTGGATCATGAATTGCAAGTCTAGCCAATATATCCTTTGCTCGTGGGTCATCCATTTGTCCCAGAATATGTACCGCATCAAGCCTATCTCTCCAGCTACATTTGTGATTAGCCATATTTTTTGCAGTTTCGTAATCCATTTTTATCCTCTCCTTTTCCTCATAATAATTATTCTGTCGGAAAAAGTCAAGAAAAAGCGCCCATTTTGGACGCTGAAATAATCATCGCCGCCCGAAAGCGGCTGTGAAATTGGTAGCGCCTAAGTGGCGCCAGCCTGCATATTCCCCCATTTTGTGTGTTTGCCCTATTGCTAAGGCCGCAGGCATGGGGTGTATTTGCTTTTTCTGCCTCTTGTGTCACCGCCCGGCTTGACCCGGCAGGCCCCGGATAATTCCGTGCCCGGTGACATATTTGTGCCGCCTGTTTTTTCGCAGGCGGCGTCTTTATGTATTTATACGTTTGAGCGCTGTCTGGTAATACTTTTTGTCCATTTCAAATCCCGTGAATTTTCTCCCGCTCCGGATGCAGGCAACTGCCGTTGTCCCGCTGCCCATGCAACTATCCAAAACCAGCTCGCCCGGATTCGTGTAGGTCCGGATTAAATATTCAAACAGCGCCACCGGCTTCTGTGTCGGATGCAGGCCGCGTTCGCATTTGATTTCCAGCAGCTGGCGTGGGTAATGGACAATGCAGGTTTCCGTATCGTGGGATAGGCTGCCATCCATTCGGTACACAGAATCACCGTGCTGCGGAATTGATTTTCCGCGACGGCGTATTGGCTTATCCAGCACGATGACTCCCTGCGGGTTGTATATCGGCGCGTGCTTATAGAATACGCAGACTTCCTCAATACAGCGCAACGGCTGATGTTTAGCGAACGTAAAACCGGTCGCCATGTTTTTCGCCCAGTACCAGCAATAGCGAAATAACTTCGGCTGACTGGAAATCAGGCGCGTTGTAAACGGCTGTGCGGCTGTCAATACGATAGCTCCATTGTTTTTGATAACCCGAAGATACTGCGCCCACAATTGGTCAAACGGTAAAAGGCTATCCCATCGGCAATCAGAAACACCATACGGCAAATCAGAAAGAATCATATCGATGCTGTGATCCGGGTACATACTCATTCCGGCAATGCAGTCCATATTGAAAATGTGGTTAATGTAGTTTTCCATGCGGCTCCTTTCTTCCAGTCCCGCACGGTCTAAGGCATAAGAAAAGCGCCCGGTCTATACCGAACGCCTTTCCGAAATTCCCTGATTATATTGTAGCACAATAAACCTGCTTAAAAGCGCCGATTTCCGCCGGAAAGTGCCGGAAAACGCCGGCTTTGTATGGTGTTATTTTATATTGACGTACTCAAATGTTTTATTTATGATATATTTAATAATTTACAAAAGGAGTGACTACTTTGGCAGAGGTTAAATTATTTGAAATTCCCATTTATTCCATGAGACCTGAGGTCTTTCGCAATCGTTGGAACAAAAAGTTGCAAAGTTTTTCGAGCTTAACCTATGCTGTTGGAACTCAGCAAAAAAAGGTAGTGGATCTATTCAAGGGAAAAACCATTTGGGAATATAATCAAATTATTGGCTTTATAATCATCTCGGCCCGCGCAAGCAACGCTATCTATCTAAGTTTATATCTGCCCAAAGAACATTTATTCAGATATAATTCATCTAATAAGCATTTTATGATTAAGCAAGAACATTCGGGTCTACATTTTTATATTAGGCAAAATGATACAAATAAAACAATTACTGACAATATTGAAGAGCAGATTGAGTTTATTAAGAGTAAGTTTTTGCAAAAGAGTTGGTACGTTGATGATTCAGCATTCAAGTGCATTTCTCCATATGTCGATTTTAAGACAATAATAAAGAATATATAATTATCGCTGAATCATTCCCGGAAAAACAGTCTGATCGGATATCATTGTCAGCTGTAACAGTGCCACCCGTACTCTCTCCCGCGTTTGGCTTTCGCTCAGTTCCACCTTGTCCGCAATTTCCTTCCACGTCGGCCGGCGGGTGTACTTTCGGTTCCGCTGGTCACCCATGTACCGCAATTCCAATATGTACCGGTCGGTCGGATCCAGCTTTCCCAGCGCGACGCCGAGCCAGTTCCGTTTCTCCTGCAGATCGGCTATTCGCTTCTGGCAGGCCATTTCTTCCTGCTCATAGAACCGTGCCTGGTCCTTCAGCGCCATGGAGGCCGTCCTGTCCCCGATCATGCCTTTGCCGCCCGGCATCCCAGAAAGGTTGACGGGCGGCAGTGTTATCTCGTTTTTCTCAGCTTCGCAGTGACGGATGGCAGCCCATTCCTCGGCGATCATGGCCGGGATGTCGTAATAGATTTTCAGCAGATTCTTCACTTCGTCGACCGTCATGGTACCATCCTTTCCTGCATTCGATAAGAGCTATAGCCTTGCGCCCGTTATAATTCGATACCTGATTCTGTCCCACAGCGTATAACGACCTACG